GATTTCTCAGTAATTAATTGTGATTCTAACTTCGCTATATTAACTTCACTAACAACTACATTAGCAATAGATTCATTTATTATCTTTTTACATACTTCAGATTTTTTAAGTTTCCAATTTATTTCTTCAGCATTATCATTCATTTTTACCCCTTTCAGAAGCTTTCTTTAGCTTCAAATTCTTCTCCTTTTTTTCACGTTTAATAATTTGTCTTTTCACTCTTTCTTGTCTTAACTTCCAGGCTTTACTATCGAACAGATTTATCCCTGCTCTTAATTCCTCTCTGGTGATAAGTTTTCTAGCTAGTTTTTGCTTTTGTTTGTGCGTTAGCATCGTTGTAAATAGTAAAATAACTTGATCCTTCATTTGCCGGTGATCCATATTTCATACACTCATGACAAGAATAGTTACCGTTACCTATCTTCATTAGTGTAATATTGTTTTTTCTGCAATGCCAGCAAACAATGATTGTTTTACTTTCTGACATAAATTAATAATATCCTTAAAGCGATAATACTAAGCAGACTCATTTTTATATTGAATGCAGATAATAAAACTATTATAGCTACATAAAATATAGAAAAATCTAAAAGTATAGCCGGTATTATAATCAGAAATTTTTTAATCATTTTCTTTTCTTTGTTTTTAACCCCGCTTCTACATCACCAGCTAACGATTCAACATATCCACTATCTTCAACTCCTGAGTTTGCCGGTAACAGATCTGGATCTTGTTTTTCCATATTGAAATCACTTTTTCTACCATTAACTAAGTCGCCCATATTCCATCCTAAAGCTTTCATGTATTCACTATTTTCCTCATCACTAAACTCTATTGGTTTATCTAAAGGAGTAATAGTGTAATAACCATTAGTTACTTCAGTTCTAACAATTTCATAATCAGTACTCAACACATCGTCACCATTCTTTAAGAACTTCTCAAGGGCAATACGTACAGTCATTACCGTTTTCAATATTCTAGCCCTACCAATTGCTCTATCAATTACAGGATAATAAAAACTGATATTAACTTTATATGGTTTCGCTTTAGTTTCTAATCTCTCAATTTCTTCTTTTAGTTTTACTCTTTCAGCGAAAGTGACCTCTGAATCACCCAAATCTTTTATCTTCTTCCTTAACTCGTATTTTGGTCTAATTATCTCATCGTATTTATCACACAATTCACACACCCCATCGGCATTAATCTTTTCACATTCACTTACATTCCATTTATCGTCTACTTGCTCAAAGTGTTTTCCTTCGTAATAGTAATCTTGTTTGACAAACCTTACTCTAATCCAGTCGTCCTTATTACTTAATTCGATAAAAAGACTGTCCCTATCTAAGTTATTTTTATGTCCCATTGTTGCATCTGGCATAGTTTATTTATAGTATAGTAATATAATATTGTCAAGAGGTATTTTTGTCTTTACCGTGGTGTTTTATAAAATGTTTCATCGTATTCATTTTATTCACAAAAGACGCGCCACACATCCGACATACAAACCTCTTTTTTGTAGTCTCGAAATATCTTGATATGTTATATATAAGCATTAGTTACCCCTTATTACCCTATAGGGTTCTTTAGTCTCAATTTCAAACACCATTCTTTGATCCGGTATAACATTCCAATTCAATAGAAAAGCTGTCATTGAACCATAAATACAATATCCAGTGCGACTTTTAGCATCTGATACACTATTCATTCGCCATATTCTTATTTTATGACCTGTAAATAGAGCTTCTAAAAATGACAGTTGTTCAAATATCAGATCATATGTAATACCAGTTTTATATCCAAGACTACCATCTCTTCCTATGAATTTTGCTCTTATAAACTGCATAATTTACTAAGTGTTTTATCAATTAACTTTATCTTCTTTTTAAAATTTGGGCAATTTTTGTAACAATAATTGCAATAAAGACATTGAACATCTTTATGACATTTACACCCGCATTTTATTACCTTTCTCATAGTGGTACTACATAACTTTTATCCCTAGGACAAATACTACCTAATGGAAATCTTATTGAATATGTTTTTTTATTAATTCTAACTACAGTCCCTACACCATAACAAAAATCACATACTTTTGAACCAATACTAACTAATTTATCGTTTTCTCTTCTAATATTTGCTCTTTTTTCTTCACTCTTCATGTTGTTGTTTCAGAAAAGAAAGTAAACCAATTACCACTGAGTCATGTTCTAGCCGATGGTCAACAGCCCACTCCTCTATTCTTTGAATTAAGTCTGCTTTCTGGTGAGAGAGAAGAGCATGAATAAAATCAATAACTTCTTGAGCGTTGGGGGCAATCCTCACTCTCTTGTCTTCATAGACAATATTCCACATTTTCTCAAATTCCTTCTCCCAGTCTATGTTGGTTTTAGTCTTCATGTTGTTTGCTGGTGTCAGTAATAGATTGGGTGGGGAGGAGAGAAAATAGCCCCTCATACTTACCCCTAATATCGTTTATGATCTTGACAGCTTCGTCATCTTGTTGTCTTCCAGCCAGTTCTACCCCCATTATTTGCATTCTAAGAATGGCAGCATCAGATATTTCTCGGCAGTCTTTCACCACCCTCTCTAAGGTTTGGTCTATGAGGGAGTCAAGTAGTGGCAATAATATTTCCATTAGCTCAGGTTTCGACAAGTCTCCCCACTTTGTAAACTCCTCTTCAAACTTCTTTCTAGCTTCTTGCTTAAGGGTTGTGAGGAGGGAGGTTGAGGTCATATAAAACATGGACATTTATAACCTGACTTATATTTTTTGCCGTCCTGTTTGCACTTACGGTTCTTAAACAACTGACTATTCATGCAATACTCGTGATACCAGCCACCACTAGGTTTATGGTTTTCCAAACAATCCAACATTTCAGGGGTAACTATAACCGAGTACAACTTTCTTCCCCGTTTGTTTCTAAATAAGTTTTTAATTATTTGCATCCCCCTACCTCCACTTCTTCTTTGGGTAACTCAGGCTTCCATTCAACAATATCGCCTTTCTCGTTTCTGTAATAGACCACTACGTTAAGTTTGTTTGGCTCCCACACCAGTTGTTTAAGGCATTCTCCACAATGGGCACATACATTCAAATAATTCACTTCTTGGGTGGGTTTAATCATAGGTCAAAAAGATCAATTAAAGAACGTAAAAATAAATTTATCAGCATAACAATTAAGAGAATCCTGGTTGTATCAGTAAGATTCCATTCACCGAAACTGTATCCAAAAATTAGCATTGGCGTAATGAATAAATTTATTATAGAAATTAACTTCATACCTTCTTCCCCTTCCTAACCACGAACACATAAAAGCAAATACCCAACCACAACCCTACCCAGAACAGAATCCAGAGTATAAGGAGGATGGTGGTAATGGTGTTCATAACAGTTGTCCCTCCAATTCAGGCATACCAGCATCCAAGGCCATATCCTTACTAACTCTTCTCTCTTCTTGATAATTTTGGTCTTCATATCCAGCGTTAGGGCAATATCCAAGTGGGATACTTGCTAACTCTTCTTTTGTGAGAAGATTTACTTCATCTAAGGTTAAATACCCTGAACTAGAAAAGAGACTTCCACAAAAGCCACATCTTTCTATTACATTCTTCTTTAGTTTGTCTGATGGTTGGGTCATACTTTGTGCCTTTGTATCAGTAAATAATCTCGTATGGCTTCTACCTTTTCTTCTAAGGCAAGACCATCCCAAATTAGTTTATCTAAAACAAGCGACTCTTTTATTTCAATATACTTCATGTTTAAGGGGATAAAATAACCGCAATTCTTACATCCACCATCTTCAAGTGATTCAAACTGGCAACTCGGACATGTTTTCATTTTAAGCAGAGCATCTTTGTGCTTCATATAAGCATCGCCTACGCCTTTAACGATTTTGTTTACACGTGACTTTCTTATGCTCATACCTTCTTTCCCTTCCTAAACATCAACCATGTTCCAATACCCCAAAGAGTAAATAAAGTTAAAGGCCAGAGGATGGAAAGGACGGTGGTAAAAGTGTTCATAGTTTATTCTTGTCCCCAACTTGCCATTAAGTAATAATTATGATGTTCCACACACGTGTCGCACCATTTAACTTTAACATCATAGTAACCAAGTACTCCATTCTCTTTTACAGTACGCTCTTGCACAGTGTCTCCCGCTATTTCACACGAGTCACATATTAATTTTGTTTTCTTTAGTTTGTCTGATGGTTGGGTCATAGATCTATATAAATTTTGGTATCATGCTGGTGTTTTTGTCGCCAGTGTTTTGAGATACCAGTGATAGTAAATAATGCTTCGTTACAAAGATTGCATTTGTATCCTACAGCCTGGTTCTCAAAATATTCTTTAAGAGCCTGAGTCATGGATATTTTTTTCTTAATGTCCATATTATTTAATGAGTTGTTTATAACATTATATTACTACATTGTCAAGAGGCAGTTTTGGGTTTCCCCGCCCTTTTCAGAGCGGGGCTACCATCAAACTAATGCCAAACAGGCGGCGTAGGCACACTAGGTGGCGTTGGTACAGCCGGAGGAGTAGGAGCAACCGGAGGGGTTGGAGCTACGGGCGGTGTAGGGTGAGTAGGTGGCGTAGGGACGGGAGGCATAGTAGGAACAGGAGGAGGTGTAGGAACGGTGAAGCGAGGTGTCGGAACGGGTGGAACTGTTGGTGCTGGTGGAGGAGTCGGAACAACAAAAGATGGATTAACCCTCCTAGCAGATACTACCCCTGGAAAGACAAACATTGCCAAGGCTAAAACTATAATTGTTTTCCTCATTATATATTCACCTCCTTTGTAAATTTATAACTTGCAAGGATACTCAAAGCGAGTACCCTGGTAAGTTATTTACTTACTTTTTTCAACTGATAGGATTCAAACCAGCGGCCCTCAACTGATTTTTCGGATGTAATAAATTCGACATAGTACTTAACCACATCTCCATTTTTATCAAACCTACCAATAGTGGTAATCATACCGACTAAAGTAGTTCCCATTATTGTAACCCTATCTTCGACATTAAAAATCTTCACTTAATCACCTCCTTTAAATCTATTTAGTATTTTCATCTAAAAATGTCAAATATATTATAACTGCCATACATATCAAGATAGTCACTTCAAAACCTAGATGCACATATAGTATGGCTATTAAAATTCCTACACCAAGAGCCTTAATAAAATTATTCATTTTATTGATTTCATTATTTTTTCGTAATCATAATTTTCACCTAAAACTTGGTCTATAAATACTTTATCACCATCAAATCCTATTAACTTACCCAATTCTAATATTAGTCTTGATTGTACCCGCACTTCACCTCTAACGAATAAACTACCGAATTTAGTGATCGTCCAATATCCACTGGTTCTTTTATATTTTACGTTCATATCTTTGGGCATTTCCTCTACCAAACCCCAATATCTTAGCTTTGAAAAATCACCACCAGGATTAGCAAATTTTCTAATATGATAGAAGCCAGGATTATGTTTACATAACTTGTAAAGTTTTATTAAGTCATACGCCTGAGTTGAGTACATAAGTCTGCTGTAACGTTTAACTAATCTTTTACAAACGGGGCATTCTGCACCCTCAAAACTGTTTGTATCAATAAATCTCCTAGCATCCAAAACTGTTATACCAGATAATTTAGTTAATCTTTTCATTGTATACATTCTCCTCTCTTAATTGGCCCCCACTCATTAGCATATGTAACTCTGTCACGCAATGTCTTTTCTGGTGTACTTACTAAAGCCCACACAGTTGTTTCAATTGCGTCTTCAAGATCTGTTTGGATACCAATGTTTTCAATTATTCCTTCTCTTTTCATTTGTTTACGCATCCTAGACCATGTTTCGTCCCAAAACTGCAACGGGCCACTTGCCATACCACTATCACCACGCGCATCTACCTGATTATGTTTAGATTCTTTATATAATAAACAGTGCATTGTTGCTCTGAGCAATGATTTTTGATCTACACCCTTAGCATATTTATCAACGTATTTACCAACTAGTAGATCAATAGACGGCGTAGGCATGGGTGTCATTGTGGGTTTCATCTCTGAGGCGTTTACTGTTATATTCGGTGATGGATCAAATAAATCTTTTCTAGGCACAAGTACATCCATTTGTAACCAAGCAACTAGTAGCATAAATACAGTCATTCCAGCTACAGTTGAATATAGAGCCTTTCTAAACTTAGGTGTTTCCCTAAATTTTCTTTTTCTCAATAAATTTCTGTATTCCATGTCTTATTTATAACATTATATTACTACATTGTCAAGAGGCAGTTTTCCACCCCAATATCTTAGGGTTTTAGTATACTTTTTACAGTTATCACACTTATGTTTTTTATTAGATATGTTTATTGATGACTTAGAAAATAACTTACCCATAAAGATATGCGAACATTTTTCACATAACCAACTACCAATTTTATAGCCTTGTTTAGCCATAGTCATAAAGTTTTGAAATTTGAGATACTGAAACTAAGTTGAATTTTCAGAAATGGAACAGTAAATCTAAATCTCTTTATCCAAAGTCCCATATCATTCATAGATGCTGGAACATATTTTGTTTTGATTAATCTATTCTTCATATGAGTTGTCAAGTTTTCATTGACTAGTGTATTTAGTTTAGTCTTCATATTATTTACTGGATATAACTTTTTCCTCCTAAAAATTTAGCGATGATACAACTACTGCAATCACGTATATCCCTTATTCCTTCATTGGAAGATCCATAATCTTCTTTTCCTGTATTATTACAAGTAAAACAGTCTCTATTTGGATTTCTATAACATTTTTGTTCATGTATCATACCTATCTTAACTACTTGATATTTGCGAGTACAGAATTCGCATCTGTATTCCTGAATAATCCTAGGTGTAAGTACAATCATATTTATTTATTAGTGTTGACTTCTATCACTCTCTTTCTTAATTGATAGTTTTCATTGGAAACCTTACGTAAAAAGTAAAAATAGTCATCAAACTTACAGTCAGACAATATTCTTGCTTTTTTCTTTACTCTCACAAAATTCCCCAAATCTTCCATCAGACCATATGGGGAACCTTCTAATTGTTTGAGTGCCTTATCTACAAACTCATGTGGAACAGCAAAATAGAAGTATCTAGGACGAGGAGAATGAGTGGCCTCTGAAATTAAGTATGATCTGTGTTTGTCAAATTTTTTAAGATATTTCCATTCTCCGTTATTCTTTTTAATGGCAGAGAATCCGTGATCTTGTTCAGGGTCAAGTAAATACTTCATAGTCTCTATTTCGCTCATAAAGTCACTCCAACTTACTTTCACCTCTATTTCTATTCCGAAACCCGATCTGTTTACAGCAAACACATCCATCGATCTGTATTCTGTGGCTACCGCCTGACTACCACCTTGGTAAAGTAGGTAAGCCATTGTATGTAGTTTTACTTGCCCTGATGTCATACTTGTTTGCTGGTGTCAGTAATAGATTGTTTGGGGAGGAGGGAGGAGATAATTAAATCACATTGCCAACGAGCTAAGTGCGAAGCAAGAGCATCCATGCTCCTACCCTTACTTACTAAAAATTCATGGGTTTCGTCTATTAAAGATTGCGGAACGGGTGGAAATACTTCTTCTGAGTAGTTTGATCTAAGATTTTTTATTTCCTCCACCACTCTCTTGGTAGTTTGGTCGATGAGGCCACAAATCCAGTCCTCCATTTCTTCCGGCCACGCTTCAACCCATGATTCTGCTTCCTGAGGGTAGTTATCACCACATGAAATAGGGCCACGACCCCTGACATACAATTCTCTGAATTCTTTAATGGCTTCTTGCTTAATGGTTGTGGGGAGGGAGTCAGTCATAACTTTCTAGTGTTCTACTTAACGCCTTGTTCAATTCGTCAATAAACTCCTCCTGCGCACCCACAGAAGCCCCACGCATGTAATCAAAGATCACCCAACACTTTATCCTGGCTTTGGCTTGACACAAACCTTGTTCAAAACCTTTCATGTATTCGGTCTTTTCTTCTTTCCCCCTATCTGGTCTGTTCATAAATCTGGACTATTAAGTAACATTTGATTAGATTCCATTTTCTCAAAAAGAGTTTGGTTTGGCCCCACCATTAAATAGGCTATAAAAGCCTCATGTATTTTTGATTGTCCCAAGTTAATATGAGTAATTTGTGCCTCAACCCATCCCTTAACAACTCTCCACGCAATCCGATCAGCATCTTGTCTTCGTTGCTTTTCGTAACGCCATGCTCCTCGTTTATTAGCATATAATTCTTGGTATACCGCTTCGGGTTTTGCTGGCAACCTGAATGAAAGGTCACGACTATTGTATTTTATTTTAAAATAAATTGCCTTTAGTTTTCCAGTATCAGAATAATCAAAGGCTATTCCCGTTGCTCCATTTTGAGAAAGAATAATTTGTATTTCTGCCACCGTTCTTTCTAATGAAATTTCGGTTGTGTAGTTTTTGATTAGTTTCTTGTTCATAGTTTTTGTTCCACTTCGTTTTCTATTTCTGACATAACTTTACTTGTCACAATTTTATTAAATTTTTCAGCAGTTATTTTAAAACCACAATTACATTCAAACATCTTTGTAATAAGACTATAGGTAGTACTAATATCTTTAGAACAGTTTGGACATTTATTTTCTTTTAAATTCGACCAGTCCATATCTATCCTTCATGCGCCATTTGGTCATAACTAGCACAAGGTTTATCTTTACAATAAGGTCTTTGTGGACTTCTATAATTATTAGATTTCCAATTTGGACTGATAATTACTGCGTATTTAGTGTTTTCAGGAGTATTTACAACCCCACAGTAACTACATTTAATTCCTTGATCGTTCATAATTCCCTTGCTTTCTCTCTAATTTCATTGGATAAACTAAATAACTTATTTTCGATATATTCTAATGCTATTTGTGCTTGTCTACTCGATACAGCCGGTAGTTTTATTCCATCTACCAATTCTGCTACATACATTAATTTCTCTTTATCTGGCGCGAGCAAAGCATCTTTAGCAGCTTTTTCTTCAGCGGCCTTTCTAACATCCTCTGCGGCTTTGACCTCTTTTTCTTTTCTAGCAATCTCTTCTCGCTCCAACCTAAGTTTTTCTTCAGCAGCCTCTTTTGCTTTTCTAGATTCTTCTTCCTTTTTACGCAATTGCTCATTTTCTTGACGTATTTTTTGTTGTTCTTTATCATATTCAACTTTTGCAGCCTTAGCTTGTCCCAATATCGTGTCATACTCATTATTGTCCATATCTCTGAGGCCATCTAGTGATCTCTTAATAAATGCTATATATGGGGCTAATTCCATCTTCCTGTTTCTCTCTAACTCGTCTTTTCTAATTTTTTCTTGTCTCTCCTGTTCGGCTTTGACTTCAATATCACGTTGTAATTGCCATGCTTGTTTAGACGAGTTCAATAAATTATCAAACGCCTCGTCTGATAAATCCTTTATTGAATAGAAAGTTATATCCGTTACATAAGGTTTTAACGCTTCAATCCTTTGCTCATACCTTTTGTTTATCCTCTCTAATTCTCTTGTCTCTATATATTTTTCCTGTTTCTCCAAGTTCTCTTCAACCGGAACAATCAATGCTTTAATCACGTTTGCTAAACCATCTATGGCCCGTCCCTCACGTAATGATTGTTCTTTTAGTTCAGTACGTATATGTTCAACCTCAACTCTAATCGACTTTAGCTTTAAACGTGCCTCTCTAGCCTTTAACATCAAGTCTGTTTGTGATTCATCAGTCACTACTATGTCTTTCGATTCGTCTGATATTGTTCTGGCTTCTTGGTACTTCTGCGAGAACGCCATCATTAAACTGTCTATTTTACTTGGCTGCAAACCAGCCTGTTCAACTACAACACTTAATTCTTTCAACTTTGGTTGATCTGTCATTTTATTTTTTCTACTATATCTTTAACTTGAGCTATCCCAACGGCAAGACCTGCTTTTATCTTAGCTATGTCTGTTTCGTTTCTAAACACTCTTACTATTTTTGTTGACTTAAAAAAATTCTCGTTATATACAACGTAATCTACCCATTCACGATCAGTAACAAACATTTGAAACTGCATTTGCATATAATGCTCTGGATCAATTTTTCCATCATATAAATACCTAGCGTAGTTAGGATCATTTTTACATTTAATTTCTACCAATCCCTTATCTTCAACAAAACCATCAGGTGAACATCCAATAAACTCATCTAATTCACAGAAACCAACAGTTTTAACTAAATTACCTGTTTCAAGTTCATATGAGTTACGCGCAATAGCTTCAAGGCGCTTACCACGTTCCATATCTGGGTTCGTATATTCCGCTTTTGGTTTACCCGTAAGCCTTTCAGATGCTTTTTCAAATGCCAATGTCTCAACACCCTTACCATTATTGAATATGGTTAAACCATCGGTAGCAGTAAATTTACCAAGACGTACTTTAAACCACTCCTCAGTTCCCTGCTCAAAATCATGTATTATCATTTGTCTAGTTCCTTCTTTTTAGCAGTATAGGCTACAATTAACGCGCTTTGATACTTTTCCCCCTTAACTTCTTTTATTGATCTACATACCGAATTTAACTCATCCAAGGTTTTAACTTTGGAGATTTTCTCTAGACTGGCATCATCAAGGGGATACTTACTTGACGGTTTGTCGTCTACTAAATCTGACTCTATTATTTCAAACGCGTTCATAAGTAAATATCTACGCATGTAAGTTATCTTTCCACCAAGGTTTTGAATTTTATCTGCTCCACCACTACCATCTCTCTTTTTACCTATTTCTACTTCTGCTGTTTCTGAGTAAAAGACAACCGCTTCTTCAGGATTATCACTGTTAACCACTTCAAGCAGTGCTTTTTCAGGATTATTTTCGTTTTTAGGTTGAATTACAAATCTTGTACATAGACCATATTTATCCATTAACATGTTTAGAGTCGGCAAAAAATCACCCAATTCGTAGTATGTGAAGTTAGAATATGAGTTTACACCAGTCTTTTTTAGATTAAGTTTTACCAATTCAGCTCTAACATGCTGTATCTTTTTATATACGTTTTCCAAAACAACTGTTTTTTCTTCAACAGTATTTTGTACTTTCTCTTCGATGTCTGTAGTTTTGTTCATTACGTTATTTATAACATCGTATTACTATATTGTCAAGAGGCAGTTTTTGAATCTAAATATGTCAATTTCGTAACACCGTTTTTTGTATTTACTATTTGCCAGCCCATCTTTATATAAAATTCAGGTTTAGAAGATAGAACGTTCAACTTTTTAACCCTCCATAGTGCATCATCAATAATTCTTTTAGTTAATACTGATCCATATCCCCTACCTCGAAATGTAGGTTTAATATATATACCCTTTAGTTTCGCGGAATCTGTGCCATACATTATTCCACCGCATCCCACATATTCATCTCCGCACATAACCATGTACCATTCTGTATTTGGGGTATTGGTTATATCTACATTCTCCTTTAAAGCCCGTAATTTAAATATTGAAATAGCTAGATAACCTACCTCTGTTATCGTTATACCAATATTGTTTTCACTTACTCCTACTCTTTTCATACTCAGAACACACAAATACTAAAGCTTCTGCTATTGTCTCTAAATTCATGTCTTTTCTAATTTTATTTAATATTGATTGAACGTTTTGCATTGACTCAATGGTATCAAATGTAATATTTAAAATAGAATCTACACCAACAGACTCCTTAATCTTATCAGGTTGTTTAGTTTCAGAACTACCAGATGAGCCACTAAAACTCACAGAACTAAGTAATTTGTCTACATCTCCGAAATCAAACCCTACAGGAACAATATCGTAACTCTTAAATTCCTGTAATAAAACTCGTAATTTATCAAAATCCCATTCTCCTTTAATTTTATTTAATGCTAAGTTAGCCTCTTTTTCTGTTTTTTTGTCAAAGTTAACAAGTACTACATCAATGGTATATTCTGGGCCGTATGTGGTCAGTAACGCGTTATATCTCTGATGACCCCCAATTATTGTCCATGATCGTTCGTTTCCTGTAAAGTCTTCATGCTCGCGCGTATTTACTACTATTGGTTCTATATATCCAAATTTAGAAATACTGTCTATAAGTTCACTATTAATAATACCCTTAACCCTAGGATTGTATTCTGATTCACGTATATCAGACAACTTAACTATAGTTGTTTTCATATATTATTTTGATTAAACTTTTTATACCAGGATGGTTCAGTATTAATTTTTATAGTTATTTGATATATATCACCATTAACTATTCCAGTTATATCATCATCTGTAAGTTCGTTGATAAATTTATTTAATCTCAACCTCCACTTTTTTCGCAATAATTTAGCATCCTCGTTATTAAGTATAATTTCCATTCTAGTGCATTAGAAGTTATTCACTAACTATGTCTTCAAATTTAACAAATGGATTTTGAGTATGATTCTTGTCATTATCAGCAGCTATTCTAAAGTTTATTTCCTGCAATATCTTCATAGCCTTATCATAATATGCTTTTGAAACTGGTGAATTTGACTTGATAGTAAAATCTATACCTTTCTGACTAATAGCAGTTGATTGTTGACCTTCATCATCTATTTTGGAACCAGTTGTAATCGCGTCTACTTTTGCCTCACGCAACATCATCATTAAAACACTGGTTGATAATTCTTTAAATTCTTCGTACATGGTTTTAATATAACATAGTAATATTATGTTGTCAATAACCAATTTTATAATGACGATAGATTGCGGATTTTAGATCGAATAGCTAGAGTAACAGGTATTATCGAAGGTTATATTCGTTTTCTCTCGACCCCTCTTAGTTAATCACCTCCAAAACTAAAGCCGTAGCTTTAGAAGGCGCGCCCAATGATACGTGTGGGTTATTCGCCGCGCTTTTTATAGTTTGCGTCTTTTTGAGTCGCTTCGCTATCGGGGTATCCGTCATCGGTTTTATTTAATGTCGCTTTCCGTTTGCGAACGGGACTGAACGGCTCACCCTTTAGAGTCAGGTATCCCACAAAAATACCCCACTTTAATGGGGTAGATTTTTGTTCTCGGCCCTTGCATGTGTATAACATAATCGATGAAATATATATTTGCAATACCCAAAACAAAAGGCCGCTTTGCAGCGGCCAATTGATAACTAAGGGGTCGAGTCTCAGTTAAAACTCCCTCGCAACAGGTATTTCACTGCGCCAGAAAATCTATATCAATAATATGTCATACTTATAATATTGTCAATATTCGATGCTTCCCAATACTTCCAAGAAATTCACAGTGGAATTTCATTAAAATGGAGTAAGAGGGAAGCCATATTATGATATAATATAATAAACCGGTGGGATGATCGGGGTGTCAAGCTAGATCGAGCCACACAAAAACGTGAGCTTAAACCACCGGTATTTTTATTTATTCACTACCACCTTTTCTACACCGGCCCATTTTCTAAACAGGTCAAATGCGGCATTTAAAAGGTATAGGATCATGGAATTAATCACTAACGCGCTGGGAATGAAATCTTGCAACGTAGCGACATGACTTGATGATTGTAATCCAGAGATTATAGGTGAAAGATACAATACAGCTTCAAATGCCAATAATGGTTTTAAAAACTCTACCTGATTCTGTAACCACTTTTTCCATTGTTCTGGTAAAACTTTAAATCTTGGTGATAGTTCAATTTGCGGCGTTTCCATATGTCTCACCCCCTATTCTAAACAACTTTTTTACTTTAGTCCATAGGGTCTGTTGCTTAATAATTATTACTTTAGACTTTGTTCTAATCATCTCTTCCAGGGGTTGCTTCACGCTTTTCACGCCATTATCAATTGAGGTTTCTAGTGATTTTACAATACGCCCTTCCATGAGTGGTAAGGTGTCAAGGACGGCTGTAGATGCCGTCAGAGTACTTTTTGTATCTACTACCATTTGATTAAACAGTCTACGATCATCAGCCATGTCTTTGTTCATGCTGTTAATGTCTTTATTGTTATTATCAGTTACCCTATAAATATCACTTAATTTTCTATTATTTTCCTGTATTGCGTCCAAAAGTGCTTTGTATTGATCCTCAGTCATGCTATTTGGCAAGAATAACCTTTACATTGTTTATTTTTGTCCAGGGCCATCCTTTACCATTAACTACTCCGGTTATAGATTTTATAGTTCCTTCTGCGACTTCAGCACGATTGCGTAATGGCGTGAGCTGACCAATAACACCACTATAATTATCTTCAGCAATTCGTTGGGCATCATTGGCTATTTTAACTTGATTGTTTGCCGTCACTAATTGAGTACTTAAATTACTAATAGTTGACTTGTATTCATTCAATTTACTAATAATTGCTTGTACTTCCATTGAGTTACCAAATTCATCTTTGACTTGAGGGATAACAGTACTTAAAGTAATTATTATAGGATTTGGCGTTGGAGGTTGAGGAGAAACAGGAATGGTACGATCATATATCACATACCCACGCACAAGAGGATATGTGTTTGTCGGCTTCTCTTTTCCATCCCAGGGATCAATAAGTTTTTGATTTCCAATAAACTCTACCCAATGAAAATCCAGCGGTGAATCTATTTTCCCATCATAATCTACCTCTACTAAACAAAACTTATTCCTATCTATTGCAGTCTTAACATCATCGTTATTATAAACATTTGATCTTTTTATAAATTTCAACTCTGGGAACGCCTCAGGTACTTTACTCCAAATAACCAAGTCATTTGCATATCCATGTACTTCCTTTAGTTGTGCATTTACTTCAGAGGGTGTTTTATCAATTACGTTACCAAAAGCAGTTATTAAACATCCATATCTACCTATACTAGATTGTGTGTCGCCAATTTTCTCTTCCGACCATCTTGAGTCACGTTGGGAATATTGAGACATAAACACATGATAACACTAAGTAATAACGTAGTCAAATAACATTATCTTCTTTTTTGTACCTCACGCCCATATTTTGCACTGTATAATATTACTAATGCAAAAGTCAAAAATAGAGTTGATATACTATTAAACATTGATGCAAAACCAATAATTGAGTCTTCAGCAAGCCCTAAAAGTCTAAATTCGTTTATAAACAAAAGTACTATTTGTGATAATGAATATACCAACAATGAATAGAATATACCGCGTCTCATTTTTCCTAAACCATTAGACACTTTAGTCTCAGAAAATGACTTTGGTAAGACAAAACCTAATAGCAAAAATACAGCCAAAGCCCGAAAAATTACACCCACAACTGTTTGTATATCGATCATTTTATTGCTCCTACGGCTTTACAAAGGTAAAAAGTTGTAGTCTTCTTCATTACTGACCTGTTTACCCGTCCAGCCTTTTCCAATTCTACCACTGCTTCATTCATTTTGCGCGCAAATCTCCTCTTTACAATATCGACCTTTTTATCAGCCGCTTCAATTCTAAGTGCTTTTCTAAAAATATTAACTATCATGAGTTTTTAACTTTATCTAATATTTGTGTCATTGTGTTCATCATACCTTGTGTTAGTGTATTTAGTAATTCAGTATTCTTTTTAATCTGCGATATGGGTTCAGTCCACTTATCTGACATTTCCTGAACATCATTTAATCTTTTGTCTTTTTCCTCCATTAATAATTTAAATAATGAATAAATAACTATACCAAATATTACTAAAATTGCACCTAAAACTCCGTTTTGAGTAACTACTTTTACTGCTTCTTCTAACATAATCATAGTATACCAACTCTAGATAACCAGGAATATCCACCCGTTACAATTTGAACATCTCCATATGTAGAAGATATAGAACCAGTATAACTTCCACAAACAATTCTTATTTTGCCCTTACCAGCTAGGCCACCCGCCGGTGTACCGACACTATTTTGACCACCTCTGGCATCAAACTGATCCGTTCCAAGATATGCTTTCTCACACATAATCAATACGTTCCCTCCTGCACCATTACCAGCTCCGGCGAAAGATGCAGCGGGTGCATCGTTGCCAGCAACCTTGATATACCCTCCACCTAAAATACGTAATACTCTAGTAAACAGAATCATTAAACCACCACCAATTGCACCATCTACTACTGAAGAACCACCCTCACCTTGCGAGCCACCACCACCACCACCAAAAAACATTTTGGTCAAGTCAGATAAACTAGTAACTAATCCACCGCTACTAACTAGCCCATCATCAATAACTCCACCATTATTACCGGCTACAGCGCCCGCACCACCCGCACCAGCACCGCGTCTATATGATGCAGCAGCTCCACCACCGCCACCATTACCATTTGAAGTTCTTTGCAATTTTGATGCACCAACTGATCCCTCACCACAATATGCTTGTAATGACAAAGATCCTAGACCACCTCTAAACCCTTTACCTGATGCGTTAAATATACCACCTGAATCCAAAATAGTTTCTCCGTTACATAAATACCATAATAATCCACCAACATTTCCATCCCATGCCTTAGCCAATATTTGAGCTGATAAATATATCTTGCTATATTCTTTCAATTGTATAACTTGCGCTTGACTATCTCCTGAATCAACGAAAGTATTAACAATGTTTGATGATGTGGTTATGGTTCCTGGTGAATATGATTGTATTTGTGCCAATTCCCAATCTCCGTTACCTCCTCTACTTTGATGTAAACCAATGATTCTGCCTGAAGCAAAAGAAGCATTTGTAGCACTTATACTACGAGTAGCAGCAGTAACAGACATTGAAGAATCAACTGGCGCATCTGTGACTGGTGAAGTCTGACTTAAAATACCATCTATTCCTCTGCCGTAAAATGGTGCAAGTATTTGTGCCATAGGCTTAACCCACGGCTACTGTTAAATCAGAACCGGGGAGTGTACTACCTACTTGGGTAACATCAAAATTAAAGTAATCACCTGCAACAAATGCTATTGATAAACCAGTCGAGGATACGTTTGTTGCCCCCGCTGCAATACTAAAAGTAGCAGCCGAAGAACCATTTTTATTTAGTCTCATGTTTAACGCTTGTCCAGTTGGTGCGGTTTTAACGCGTGCATATATAGAAGTAAACAGACCGTCTCTTGGTGCTATCCAATAAGGTGTTAAATCATTATTTACCGTCAACGCCCCTGGTATACCAAATTCAATACCACCGACACCACCCGACAAACTAAATAATGCTCTTTTATCTGTTATTTCTGACGTAATGATTGAAGTATCTGCTGCTGAAACAGCCAAATCAGCAAGATCTACAAAAGGATTTCCAGCACCAACAGCAGCCTGAACAGTTGGATCACTAGGTCTTGTTGGTGAAGATGCCGGTGTACCAGCCACAACAGCAAACAACAAAGCACCAGGATTATTTGAAGAAGCAGATGATACTACTGATAAATCTACGTAGGCAACAACACGGTCTATTCTTGGATTAGATGGATCAGCAGCACTAACAGTTTTATTCACAACAGCGTCAGACCAACCATGATAGATATAATTCTGATAAGGAATGATAATATCACCCGCTGCTACATTTACCGACATGTTTGGTGTACCATTTTGACTTACAGCCAAATCAGTTACTCCAACTTTTCCCTTATTTTGAGTTCCGGCTAGTTTAGCAAATAAACGCATCGCTCCTTCTTCATTAGTTTTCCCGCCATTTCTTATGTTTAAATATGTTGACATATTTCTAATGTATTAGAATTATGGTGTTTCAAAGTTTTTTGTTACACCGGATTGACGTTTTTTAAACGTATTACTGGAAGTATCATACCATATTTCACCATCCAGGACACCAGACGGGCTACCGTTATATTTTGGCAAAATTACCCTAGTAAGTTGGTTTGTTTTTAACCTAATTAACTCTTCACGCATATCCTTTATCTGGTTAATTAGACTATTTATTAGTAATAATTGTGATTGATTTTTAGACATTATAGGGTTAATTTTAAATTAACTTCTTCGTTATCATTATCGTCTATTTTTACTTCAATTTCGTCAATTCTGTAAAAAGCATCTATATTTGAATATAATTGTAAACCTTCTACCCTAACTTTTACCCTATCACCTAATCCATAGGAACCTAAAAATGGTTCTTTGTTTCCATCTAAAGTTATTTCTATTACTTCGAGTGGTTGTTTTTTAATTGATACTTCTTCGTTACCAAGTTGTAGTAAAGTATCTGCATCTGGTATATCTGAATAATCAAGCACGACTTCACGCCGTTTATAAGCTATTTGAGAATTAACATCCTGACTAATATCAATTATTTGTCCTTCACCATATCCTTGACCCCTTAAAATAGCATAATTTAATAGCCCACTGGCATCAGTAGAAATTTTGATTGATTTAATGTTTCCAGGGTAAACAAATTCAAACTCGTTTCTTTGTACCCCCATTGAAGGATAGTAAACATTAAAAATATTATCCCAGGTAAATTCAAAGTCAAATCCATTGTGAACTTCAGATAATTGTATTAACGCCTCTTTTATATTCTTATATTCATAAGTTCTGTCCCTATTTACTGACGACTTTATAGTACCTATAGTTGTACCAAACGATCCATAACTTAACGCCTGACTTTCAGAAATAAGTGTACTAGCAATCACACCAGCGTCAGTTGCAGTAAATTCTCTTAAAACACTGGTGTATCTATCTTTATATAAATCTAGCCAACCTACAGCCTTAATATTTACATATCTTTGATCTTGAAGAGTAGCATCGTAATAAATAATTTGCCCACCAAATACAGGTACATTTATGCGCTTTATTGCTACCCTGTTCTGACCTGCACTAAGTAGTGATCTGGCGTTAATATTTATCTGTCTAGCAAATTTTTCTAAGTCGTCTATATCCAGGCTCCAAGACGCTTCGTAAGTATTGTTTCTAGATAATTTTATTGACCTATTTTTTGCTCTTCCTGAAAATTCAGCTATTAAATCATTAGAGGAGTCTAGTATTTCTAATGAGTATCTTGAGTCAAGATTCTGTTTTATTGTGCTTGGAGAAAACGAGGTAGAAGCCGGAATAGTGTAATAAACAATTATCCTAATAAAATCTATATCTGCTGATACAGTATTACCAGACGTATCAGTTCCTATTGGTTGTACATTAACGCCAAAATTTGCATCATTTATTTCTGATGGTGTCCAAGTTGTACCCCATAAGTCATGATCGTTACCATAGGGGATAACATTATAGGCATTACTTTCCCATTTTCTATCTAAATATGCCTTGTTATCACCAATAACCGCACCTGATTTTAATAACCTAACTACGTTATCTTTTCTGTATCTATTCGATAAGTTTTGTGAAGCATGTCTGTTAATCTCAATAACAATTCCTTGTATTGTCGCATTTGTGGGTATATTAAAACCAAAACCTGTATTTTTAAGTGTATTCTGTGTTGCGTCTACATCTGTTATTGCCCCACTAGCTATTAATCCACCTACCTGTTGAACACCTGTTATGTCATACCAAGAATAACCACCATCACTCAATTCGGTTGTTACTGTGGGATATTTTGTTGAACTGCCTAGCATATTAAGCTCCTAAAAATCCATTACGCCATTGAACTTGTGCATTTCCAGTATCGCCCCCTGAACTAGTCAGTAATTTTATTATATTTTCACCCTTCTCTAACCACCAGAACAATGAACCAGAAACTTTGTTAGATATTACCGATTGATTGCCATTCAGTATTATCTTTTTACTATCCATTGAAATAATTATTTGGTCTGAAGAACCCAGGGTTAGATTTAAAGATATATATCTATTATTGGTAGTATTTTGAATAATTGGATTATTTAATGGGCCGTTTAAGTATATTGTCGGGAATATCTCTACTGAACCAGAATTTGTGATAGTAACTGAACCACCCGTCTCTACTGCATAAGTTACTGGGTATATTACCGGATAAACAGCACCACCCCCACCCGCAACAGACACAGCTTGTATATTTAGTGACTGTGAGGATAATTCATATTTAGGCGAATACAAATCAATCATAAATGCAGCACTTAAAACGTTTTGAACATCCATCTTAAAGTCTCTTGCATAAACATCAGTTTGAAGTGCTAAATCATCCATAGTTGTAAATTTCAAGGTTATTGGTTGAGGAATTGAATAAACGTCCCTAATTATCCCTAAGGCATTTTGTAATCCACGCCGTCTTTGTTCATACTCCTCAATGTTGTTTCCTTCAATAAAACCGGTTATTGTTATTCTCCTTCCACCATATAATTGATTAGCTAACACACCACCATACTCGCCAGGCTTGTCGTATTCAGACGATCTCATTGTCGGGAAATCTAAACCCTGAATCCTTTGTATATACGTACCTATATTTACACTATTGGAGTGTATTTGATAATCATTTAAGTAAACTGTTTTCATACTTTCAACATCCAACCTAACTCTCTAATAGCAGCAGTCATGTCAGTTTGTTCATAAATATGATTAGTTTGATTAACAATCATTCCAGTATCTCCTTGATTGTTTATTTTACCTCTCTCAAGTATTGCTAATAGTCCTTGTATCTGGTTTTGAGTCATAACTACTTCACCAGCCTTAGCAAGTATAGGAACTTCACCATTTCCTTCTACCATACCACCACCATGAAAAGTAGATCGTGAACCAATTGGATTACCACTAGCGTCACGCAAGTACGGATCGGTCATTCTTGAACTAGACACAAACGGACTATATGAATATCCAGTATTAGTCTGTGGTGTTACTTTCTTTGAATTATTAACTATATTTGATGTATCAGACGAGTTTGTAGCCGATTTTACAGCTAATATTTCATCTTGTTCACGTTTCAACTCTTCCATGCGTATATCGTGTTGTCTCTTCATTTCTTCCATTTCAAGAGTAAAACTATTTTTCAATCTAGTTATATCATCATCAGCAGCTTTGTCTTTAACAGCGTCAAAGTCGGCTTGATGAGCTTTTTGTATATCTAATTCGTTGTTTAATTTCTCCTGCAAAGTCGCTATTTGTTTATTAAGGGATTTCTTTTGTTTATCCTCCTCAGAGGTATATCTATCATCTTCATTCTTTAAGTCTTCGTCTCTAGCCTTTTCTTTTTCAGCAATTTGAGCCTGGAAATAGGCTATCAATTGTTCATCTGAACCAGTATTATCGGCTAGTCTACGATTAAGATTGTCTTTCAAGACTTTCGTTTCGTCCTCATACTTTTGTAGTATTTTGTTCTTATTGTCCTCATGAGTAGCTAAACGTTCATCAGCTCCTTCGTTAAAATCTTGATTAAGCTGATTAATTTGATCTCTTAAATCTTTTATTGCGTCACGGTGTGAGATAACCAAATCTTCTAAGCTTCTTTGAAAATCAGCAGTTTTTAGTTCTACACTATGGGTAAAATCTCTTATTGTACTCGATATTGTTCTTGCCAGATCAGCGAGTTTTTTCTTAGTAGCCTCAGCACCCTTATCAACTGCTTCAGGAATTTTTTCTGCCATAGTTTTTGAGATATTCCCAAAAGCACCTGCACCTTCTTTATCTATTTTATCTAATGTTTTTTGCAAACTGTCCCCGTTTCTTTTTATATCATCGGATAATCCACCAAAAGCCGCTCTGGACTCTTCACCCCATTTACTCATAATGTCACCAGGATTATATGTAGGGTCAAAAATGTCTCTTACACCACTACCAACAGCTTTAAAAGTAGATAGAGCAGCCTGTCCAAACCTAAATACTACTGAAATTGCATCTTCAATAATGGCGGCAACAACCGCAACCGTTTTAGCCAATTGATTCAGGGATGGATTTACACCATTATTTGTTTCTGTGACTAAATCGTTAAAATTAGACATCAACATAGATAATGCGGGTGTTAAGGCTAAACCTACGTTTTGATGCAGTATATTTATAGAGTTAGTTAATCTAGTTTGCGCTCCATTAAGTGAGTCCATTGCTCTTTCATTATCACCAGCTACAATTTTGCCCAATTGCATAGTACCTAAATATTTAGCTTGTGTTCTTTCAGATTCACTCAATGAGGCAGTGGTACGTCCCATTATTGCTGCACCTCTTGAGATGATTAGGTTATAGTTTTCTGTTTGTCCTGACAAATTACCTATCATAGAGCTTTCAGTCATAAATGATTCAGCCAAATTACCCACAGCCTGATCCATACTTAAAGTATTTACACGGCCAAATGCGGCTTGATCCTTATAAGCCACCATCAAATTAGTAGCCTGTTCTAGATTCATTCCCGATGCGAATAAACTTTGCAATCCTTTTGCAGCAGTAGCAACAGTAATCATTCCATCGCTAGCTAATTTTTTAGCTGATTCGCGAGCAGCATCTTGAGATATACCATATGCAGCAGCCGTAGTATTCAGACCTTTCATTGACATATCCAAAATAGTAGCTTGTGTTATTGAACTCCTAAACTCATTCGTTAAAAAGTTTATAGCCTTTGACAATGCGCTACCCAACAAACTTCCTGCTCCAAATGCCGCAGCCATTTTCCCGAACGACATACCACCTTGTTCAGTCGTTTTGCTTAATTTATCCATTTGACCATCTAGTGACCTAACTTGACTCTCTATTTTTTGTAGATCTGAAGTAGCTTTATCAACTACCTCAACCAAATATTGCATTTTGTCTTTTTCAGCAGCCATTATTCGCTTTCTAATAGATTAGATAACTTGAAATCTGGCCCGTTTATAAAATCCGCGAATCTACCACAATGCAATTCATGCCACATGGATTCTTTTAGTGTGTCAATAATAGCCAGTCTCTCGATCCCACCGATAGCCGGTTCTCTCGTTGTTTGTCCAGATATGCCCTCTACTGTATTGAACCCATTGAAATGAGCATGGAAGTTAGTGGCTAGACAAATCATTGCACTTAACTCATTTAACACCGGATAATCTGGATGTGACGGCAAAATACTTCTTCCAATATGTTCATATTCTAGGCTCATATTATTTATTACCTATAATTTTACCTCTATCGCGCATAACCTCAAGGTATATCTTCAAGTATATCAGAATCCGGCGGGGTTGTGATTTTAAGGTAATATAATCCCATCCGGTAGCTAACATCAAGTCAATATCAGAAAATTCCTTGGGGATAGAAGAACCTTTACTATTACTCAACGACAAAACCAAGCTTTTTATTAGTCTTTTTTTTCCACTTCAGATACCGGTTCTACCACAGACTCAAGAGTAGTAACCAATTTTTGCCATTCAACTCTATTTACTTTCTTTTTCAAATATTCAGCTTTGTTCTGTCCTTCACATCCAGTTACATCAGTAACAAAATAATTTATCAAGGCTTCTATACGTTGACGCAAAATATCCGAAGCCGACCTATCAACCTTATACACAGACTTACCATTTTCGTTTATTGTCAATGAATCCAAATATACCTTATCTATCTGTTCAGAATCGTACTCTGAAGATACTGATCTATACTTAACTTCGATGTCAGTTCCGTCAATGCCTTTTAATACAATTACCTTGAATTCATCCATTGATAATATCGTAATACAATACCGTTATATAGTCAATACTCAGATAGAAGCGACACCATTTATCACCACAATATCGAACATTTGGGCATCTGAGGAATCATATCTGGATTTAAAGGTCATATCATTAAACAACACGCCTCCAACTTCAGAGTTAACAGGATTACCATCAACCACTAAGTTATTTAATGTAGCACGTAGTTCATAGGTTGAAGCATTATTTGCTCCTGCAAATGATCTAACCACACACGCTCTCTTAGACTGTTCCCTAAATCTGGACTGCTCATCTGGTGTGTCGAAGAATATCTTTGTTTTTAATTCAACATCAGTTCTACCACGGATCAATGAAACAGGATCAAAACTTCCACTTCTCTTGGCCCCTTCATCTGGTAGCAATTTGTGCATGAATTTATATCCCGATCCTGCTTCTACTTGTGTTTGCGTTGCAGACAAGGCCGCGGATGCTGTATCACCAAATCTAAATTCTGTCCTTGCCCATGTTAAGTAATCAACAAGAGTAACAGTAGGAGTTGCCGGTCTTAAAGTAATGAAATCACCCGTTGAAGCCGCACCAGCAGACGCAACGGTAATAGTAGTTGCAGCTAGTGAGGAAATTGTTGTATCGACAACATTTCCGTTAGCTAAGAATATACGTACCAGATCGGAAGTAACTAATCCCTTTGTAGGTGTAGCATCATATTCAGATGAAATAGTTAATGTATTAGTGGAAACGTTAGTTATCTTAGCACCAGTAAATGCTCCTAAAGCGCTCACCCCTACATTGAACTTGGCCCTATTGTTGTCAAATGTTATCTCAAATTCACGTGCCTCAAGTCCCCAATATCTATGTACAGACCTACCTCTAGCTACATCAACTGTATATGAGTTTGGGTTAGTGGTATTACCCCTGAATGTATGGGTATAGGGGCTACCACCTGAGGTAGATACCTTATTTAAAAACATATCTAGTATATATCCAGCAGTATTAGGTTCACCCAAAAATACTATTTCACCTTTATGATCTCTCTGACCGCGTTGGGTGCTTAGTCTCATAGCTTTCAATCCCACTATCGGATCAATATCTTCTATATTGTTAGAAGTTGCCAATGTGTCTGAAAAGAAGGGCAAATACACATTAGGAGTTACAGCCGTACCTTTAGTAGTCTCTTTTTTAACCGCCAGGTAGCCAATGTCTGCAATTTGTTCTGATGCCATATTACTTTTGTGGCTTTTCCTTTACAGGTGTTTCAGCCTCAACACCAACCTTAACTAGGTTAGGATTTTCAATAACAGTATCGGATTCAATTATATCACCAGCTTTTACAACACCTACATTTACTATCATCAAATCGTTTTTAGATTCGTTCCTATACCTGAACATAGCCATACGTCAATAATATCTTCTACTAAGTCAAGTGTCAACTACGACCTCGTAGGCATTAATAATCGCTCGTCAGCATTAATGGTTATATCAACCTCAAAAGTTATCAGATCCGGTCTGCTAGTGCTAATTCCGTAATCCACTCTAGCCTCATTAGTTATGGAAAAACCGCCAAAAGTGTAGTTTCTACGCAATACTCCCATTATTGAATTTTCATGTAACTGATTGTTTGTCTCATTGACTCCTTCTACTATATTTTCAGCAGTTTTTTGTAATACTACTTCATTTGAAGACTTGCCAAACTCATCCTTTTTATTGAAAACTAAGCGTATCGTACATGAGTGCGTGCGCTCCTCAGTACCCGTAGCCGGTTGATTTTTGTAATCGGTAGCTGTTTTTAATACACAAACACAAGGAAGTAGTGTTTGAGGTATGGCTACAGGATCTCCATCAAAGTACTGTTTAAACGGGGCAACTGTAGATAAATTAGTTTGCAATAGATTCAAAATTACTTCTGAAAACGTCTTTTTATATCCCATATTATGATGTGGCTAATCTTCTAATAACACCTGCATGTATTATATCAACTATTTTCTCTCTACGTTGCTTATCAATTAAAAAGAACATTCTTTGCGGTATGTTTCTCCTCGGATCACCAAATTGATGTGTTGGGCCATAAGAAACAACTTTGTTTCTAAACACCATTCGATTTTTATTAACATCATATATAAATCCCCTTCTCAGATTACCAGTACGTACTAATATGCCCGCACCTGGATATAATTGTCTTTTTTTGTATTCATATACCGATTTCAGTGGTTGCCATTTTTGACCAATTATTTGTCCTTCAGTATCAAAAATCTCATCTCTATGAAATCTAACCAAGTACTTACCTACTTCATCAAGTTCCTTACTAAAATCCTTCAATACGCCTTTTTGGTATTGTAATTTCTTTAAAATCTTATCTGAACCTATAAGTGTTATTTTAATCTTCACGTTAGAACTTATGTGAAATAGAGAAAGCTATACCACCACCAGCATCTTCTTCAGTTTGGTCTTTGGTTGTACTGTCCGGCCAACCACCCATCCCAGTATCTTGATTTAAAGCAATATTTTCAAGATCAGACAGCGACAATTCACGGTCTGTGATCTTTTTTAATATATCCATTACCCAGTCAATCTTAGATTTACCTTCTTTATTAGTACCATCAGCGCCAACACCATAATCTTTTCTTAGAAGAAAACCAGCGGCTAGTTCAGTAGTTAAATATTTAATTGATGGCGGTACAAAGAAATTACCATAACTATCAGTTAATGGTAATGTGTATCCAGCCACAGATAACGCACCATTAATAAAGTCCTGAGCGCTTGTTCTACAACCATCAATAATTGCATCTGGTATATATGTATTATTATCAAATCCGGCGTTATTTCTAACATCATCCACAGTACAATATTGATGATAGTCACCACCTCTTGTTGCTACTGAATCAACTAAATCTGTCTCAACCAAACTGTCTGAATTGAAATATGTGTATTTATACCAATAGGCTTCACCACCATCAGCATCAAAATATTCAGTACTTGGCTGATCTGGATCTATACCAAAAGTAGCAATAGTACTAAATAAACCATCTACCGGAACCTGACCATTTACATTATTGGCCCTATAAACTTTTATCTGATCTCCACGCAATTTATAAACTGGTTCATTGTAGTAGTGTTTTAACGCTAGATTGGCTGTAAAAGTAACATTATTCCCAGTTAATGACAATACTTTTTTAAGTTCAGCGGTTGATTGACCTTTTTCACCAACCAACAAAAAGTCATTTCCGGTTATGTTTTGTGGATTTTCAAGGGTAACAATTGCTTGTCCAGATTGAGCATCAGCCACAATTTTGCCTATTTCAGCGATATTAGTACTTGGAAAATTAAGTGCAACAATTATTTGTGCCATATTACCTCTGCCTCAGTATAGCCTTTGGTATATCGTTTTTCAATTCTACCCTTTTGTAAGCCGTATTACTTATTGCTTTTCTGGCGACCTGAGTCAAATAAACCTTGATCCTAGCCACACGTTCAGTAATATCATACAAAAGATCTTCAGTAACGGTTATATATTCCCTGAATACTCTTATGCCAATAAATGCCTTAGCTACGTCAATCAAATTTATAATCTCTTCAGACACTTGAGACTTTACTTTTATTAAGTCGTCTTCAAATGCGAATAATTCTGAAAACTCCTTACTGACACTAGAAATAAATAATCCTATAAAAGAGATTGTTTCAACAAACGGTTTTACCACCACATTCTTAAATACTGAGTCAGTAATATTGTTTACTTCAACATGTATTGTAAATATTGATCTTAAAAATGTCTCAATTACACTAATTATCTCATTAAATGTCTTGATTGGTCTTTTAACTAAAAGATCTTCATATGTGGTCACTTCCAGAGACACCAACCTGAAAACACTCTTAAATAGATTGCCAGTAATAGTTAGATATTCGCTATAGATTCTGAACAAAGTTGTAGTAAATGAATCTACATGATTAATTACCTCGCTTAAAAACTTATGGTAGTCTATTTTTAGTACATCATTATGTAATATTGACTCAGTAAACTTTTTAGAAATTAGATTTAAAACACTATCTATTAATGTAACAATCTCACTCAAATGTCTACCTATTGAACTATTAAACAATGCTGTCACAACTGATTGATCTGATAACGATCTTCCAGGTGTTTTGTTTACAACATCCGATATAGCAGTACCACTTGTAAGATTTTTGTTTGGTCTTTTAACTACATAGTCAGTTGTCTCAGTACTTTCTAAATCCAAATATCTTCCTGTTAACTTTTCAAGCACTATTGATATAGTAATTGTCTCAGGTGCATTTTTTAGTATAGTACGCAAAAACTGCTGTACTGCTGTAATTGTTTCAACTAATACTTTATTTATTCTTAAATCAAAACTTGATGTCAAACTAAATGTATTGTTTATCACCTTACCGGCTGTTTTATACAAATAATCAGTGAATTCAAATATATCTGAGATACTACGTATTATAGTTTTTATTAATACTTCAGTAATAGCGATGCTTTCTGAATACAATCTAGCTGTTACATTTGACAATGAACTAGTTACAAATATAAGTTCAGTAAATATTCTGATAGTCAACATGGTATATAAGTTATCAGTGTAATTAATCAATTCAACTAAGTTTTTAATACCCATATTTAAAAGATAATCAGATATACCAATTTCTTCATCAAACAGTATTGACGGCAATATCTTAAACAATAGATCTTCGATTGTTACATTTTCAGTAAACAATCTACCAGAATCAAAGGAATAATTATCACTAATACTTGAACTTTCAACCATATTTTTTAACGTATTTTTATATAGGTAATCATAATAAGTAAATATTTCTATAGGATTAAAATAAAAAGTTTTAGACATTGCACCAATTGCCGTTGTAGTTATGGATTCTACCAATTCTCTTACAGCGGTAAGTTGTCCAAGAAAAGTTGATATAAGTGTTGTAATTTCAGTAAATATTCTATTTACAACCGAATTTATATAGTCACTAAAATTAATAACATCACTAAACATCCTTCCCACTATTGCCGCATAGAGATTGTCAGTATTACTAAATGATTCTGCAAACGATCTAATAGAAGATTTACTTAATATATTAACCAAACTGACAGACTCAATACTAAAAGACCTATTTTGAGACTTTTTAAGTGTATCACTATCGGTAATTGTTTCTGTAAATTTTCTCTCTGGCAATTTATAAAGATAGTCAGTGTTAGTCATATTCTCTGTAATACTCCTACTGGGTACTTTTTTTAAAGTATCAGTATTGGTAATACTTACTGAAACAACCTTATAAATACCTCTAATGAACGCGTCTGTATGTGTGAGAGTGCTTGATAACAACTTGCCTGGTGTTTTAATTAGTGAATCTGTTTGCGTAACAGTTTCGGTATATGTTTCTACATATGCAGTACTTGCTACTTCTAATTGAAGTATTGCGATAGCTGCCTCCTGTGCAGCAGTGGTGTTTGATCCCCTTTTAAATTGATTTACAAACGTAGTAGATGATGCGGCCAATACTGCCACATACAACTGCATTTGTGACATTTTTTCAGTAGCACTAGTAAACGGTTCAAATGTTTGTTCATTAAATACAGTTGTTCCATCAGTTAAACTATTTACCGTAGTACCAATAGAAGTATCATTATCTACTAGCAATGCACTTAAAACTAAATGGTTTACATTGTTAGGAGTAAAATTTATAGACGCTTTGGTTGAATATGTGGTTGTTGTGTTAGTTGATCTACCTCTACTCTCGTTATATTGTGTTGCTTCAAAGTTACTTAGCCGTATCGCCACTATTCTCATGTTCCTATGATAATGGGTTGAAAAATTACCACCTTTATCTTGAATAGTAAATGTCTGACTAGAAGCTGCCAAATTTAATTTGACCATTGTAAACCAGGGAACATATACACTACCACCAGCAGGATTACCCACTATGCCCTCACCATAACTATTTGCTCCGTTTACTAATTTTCCATAAGCCAAACCACCAGAACTAGGTTGTAATTCTGCATATGCAATTATCAAATAGTCGCCCTGTGTAGCAGGTGTAAATGTTAGAGTACATATCGTATCATAGTCAGCACTAGCACCTTCGGCATCAGATGATTCAGTATCGGTGGTAGCAAACTTATCAGCCGAATCAAGTTTTATCGCTACAATTCGCATATCATCTACATATGCCGTAGGTGAAACACCGCCGCTTACTTTCACACTCAAGTTTATATTTTTTGAACCTGGTGACGCACCGTAACTTCTAATATCCATAAAACCAATACCAGCTTTGTTACTAAATGACCTCAACTGATCTCCTTCACAAAATACCGTTGTACTCTCACGCAAGGCTACTGAAGGTAAAGCTGAACCAGCGCTTTGTGTTTTCCTGTAAAGGGATGTAGCCAATATCAGATAGTCAGAATTGTCGTCTGGTGTAAAGGTTAGTGTTTCTTTGTCCGAGTACGAACTTGAAGTAGTACTAGCCTCAGTTAACTCTTCAGTATAATAATACTGTCTTGCAGCCATGAATTCATTATAAACCAAGAGGGCGGCCATTTCTGACCGCCCTAACAAGTGCTATATCGAACTTACGGCATTTGTCTGCCATAGTTCTTCATTTATCTCAGCGCATTTATCGCAAAGATAAACCAGTCCAATCCTATTATCCTTCCAATGTACGGCCCCATGACCATGCATGTGTCGGCAACCAGGACAGACCTGTCTTTTGGCTTTCGCCTTTGAGCATCTTTGACACTCCATTTGTCTCACCTCCTTGTTAAAGTGCAATATATAACTAGTATTATTATATCATAAGCACTCACTGAAAATGGCTATATATGGGTTTTTATAGTCTTTTTATACCTGTGTTAAGCGCACCTACCAGCAACTTGACATAATGTTTACTGCTATATATAGGGATCGAAACAATCAAAATCAACGCTTTTTACAATATTTCGTGCCTATATTTCATGCTTTTCAAACAAAAAGGCGGTCTTTTGAACCGCCAATTTGCTCTCTGCCTTGTAATTCTCCCACTTATTTATATTACACCTGAAGAAGATAGTCAACTATGCAGCTTTAACTTTCCAAGTTATCTGCAATGAATCACCGTTTACCACGTTGATAGCTGAAAATACTTGTCTACAAAGAAGTACACCAGATGCACCAGCATTTAATACACCGGATTCAGTTACGGCTTGTGAACCAGTTACGTTGAATGTATTTACCAACTGGGCAGTATCGTTGGTAACAGTTGTGGTTACTCTTGAAGCTGAAGAATTGGCACGTGATAGGCCGGACGTAGCCAGTTCTGTCTCAAGGGCTGTATCAGCAGCATTAGCCGCGGTAGTACCAGTACCGGTAGCAATGTATGTAAATGCCGCTTCAGAACCAGCCCCGTTAATACGAGATGCCACACCCGCCTTACCAGCGTCAGTGACTAGATTTTTCTTATTTGAAGTCAGTCCCCAACTACCAGTCAATCCGTTAATCCGTAGGCCGTACGTAGTCAAATCTTTGAGGAAACCGGCCTGTTTGGCATCTCCAAATACACTTCTAATGCCATTTAACAAGGTTTTGCCAAATTTGTTTTCAGTAAATATCGGACGGGATGCTTTATCAAGTAGTGATTCGTAAGTTTCACGATCTAATGCTTTACGGGCTTCTTTTTGCATTAGTTCCAGGTCATTCATAGCCTTTACAGATACCTTCACACCAACCATTTCTAGTAATCTAGCGAATTCAAATCTATTTACAACTCGGTATAAAACGTTATGTTCAAGATCAAACTGTGCTGATTTTAGTGTCTTTTTCATTTCTTCTCCTTAATACTATCCTCTAATTGAAAATCTGTCAACTCTGCCAGAGTTGCGTCAGCCGCGTCTTCCTTCTCATCCATAATCCTTTGCTTTTCGGCTTGTTTCTTCTCAGATAAATAAGTTTCTAATGCCTTAGACAACTCAGCCTTAATAGCTTCTGGTGTTGATTCAAGAGGAAAAATACGTTTGTATTCAACCTGGTCTTTATCGTCAATAATCACAAATGATACTACTAACGCGTTTCCACCCTCAGATTGTATGTATTCTTTATTAGTTGAAGTTATTTTTAAAGCAGCCATGAAAATATATTATTCTCTTTCAATTAACAAATCAATATTAAATGTACGGGCAGCAGTTTCACCACCGGTTGTAAAATAATCTGCATCCCAAGTAGCTTCAGTAACACTAAGAAATAGAACGTCATCGCGTTTACTTACTGTACTTTTACCTGATGCTACCATTTGATCCAAAACACCACCATCAATCGAAGCTGATACATCCCCATGAGCCAACGTGCCAGCAAAGTAGTCACTACCATTTCCCGCTCCGTCAGCATTTATAGCTCCTCGTAAATTATCGAGAGTTGCATAGGCCTTATCCTCGCCTCCAATTAAGAATCCACCATTATCACCAGCCGTGATGTTGGTAGCATCTTCAGAAAATGGTATCTCATTGCCACTCGCACCGGCTACAATAGCTGTTGCGGTGAAAGTATGAGAAACAACACTGGCGGTAACATATTCACTAGCAGGAGTACCGGTACTATATTTAACACCTTCTCCGGCTTCATTGTTTATAGCTTTCTTTAAATTAGTGAGTGTATCGTCACCATCTGATCCTATTAATATTTCATTTTGTATAGCATCAGCACCATTTTCAAGTGTTCCTGAACCACTCACAGTAATATTAGTTGCGTTCTCAGTAAGAACAATCGAGTTGCCAGCAACACCAATCACCAATGCCTGAATAGTTAGATCATAATCAGCTACATTTAGTTGAGCAGCTGAAGGCGCACTAACATCTGGATTAGCTACTTGACCAGCAAAATATTCAACACCAGCAGTACCAGTTAAATTAATAGCCGCACGTAAATTGTTAAGTGTAGCCTGACCAGTGGCTCCTATTTTTACATCATTAATTTGTGCCAATGTATCTCTAAATCTATATGTCACGCTACCAATTACAATTGTGTCATTTTCGATGGGTACTCCATTGACAGTTGAAGTAACAACACCACTAGCTTTTGTCTCAGTTAATGCAGTTTTGAATGTATAATTCTGGTAGTCAACAGTGACCGTTTCCTCAGCAATTGGATTGGTGTTGTTTGTAACAAATGTATTACTTGCTGCTACATGTGGGATAATTTTTATGTCATTTATTTGTGCTGGCGTGTTTTTGAAACGATAGACTCGACTATCAGTAGGCCCATTAATAGTTACTGTTTCACCATCAGCCGGATTTTGAGTTAAACTAGTTAAAGTAAGAATATTAGTAAATGCCGGTGTACCGCTACTTTTTATCTTAACAGGTGATACACCAAACAATGATAACGGTATTGCCAGGGGGAAGTTATTACCATCTATGCCGATATAGTTCAGTGCGTTTTCAACAAGCGAAGATTTAGTAAATAGGGTTTCGCCTCTTTGACCAGTTATATAAACAATGAATGAAGTTCCAGTTAGATCGGGTGCTGAAATAGTTATTCCTCTCAGTATACCGTTCAATTGATCTACAATTCCCGCCGGTTCAATTACGTCCTCAGCCGGTACGACTACACTCGTAGTATATCTTTGTACTTTAAATTTACTCATAATGGTTATGGCACATCCAATAAGCCTTACTCATTATCCGTCACAACCGGATTAGAGTCAACTGAATTTTCTGGTGTTTCTACTACTTCATCTGTGTTAACTGGGTTTGTGTCCACTGGTGTTTCTACCTTTTCTTCTTTCTTTTCTTTTTTATCTCTTGGTTGTCTCTGTTTTGGTTCGTTCTTTTTAACTTCTACATCAACGGTTACACTTGGCATATCATCTTCAATAACTTCAACAACACCTTCCAAACCCGCAACACTAGCTAAATCCAATTCAGAACCAGGCTCATAATAAACATTGTCGTGATCCAGAGGTGTAATTACACGTACTCTCATGCTGTACTCCCTGTTTTGG